CGAGCTGCCCTTGCCCAAGCGCATTTGAGACATTCGCCTGATAGGCATTGAGGCCCGTTTGCGCGTTGAGCCCATAGGCAGAGGCCGCATTGGCTTGGTTCGCCTGCTGCGTGTTGAAGTTCATGCCCGCGTTGAACTGCCCAGCGTTCAAGCCCGCAGACTGATTGGCGAGTTGCCCCTGTAGGTTCTGGCCAGCATTGAACTGCCCGCTCTGCATCTGGTTGCCGACGTTCGCTGATTGCGCTTGGAGGTTCGCGCCCTGATTCGCCAAGGCCGCCTGCTGCTGATACTGATTCGTCAGCCCATACGCCTGCGCCAAGTTGCCCTGGTTCGCTTGGTTGTAGTTCAGGGTATTCGTCGTGTTCGTCTGATAGCCTTGCAGGGCATTGTTGTAGACCTGCTGGTATTGCTGGCCGGCCAGATTCGCCGCTTGGTCCTGTAGCGCCTTCCACGTATTCGATCCACGCGCCACGCCCTTCGCCGCCCCAGAATTGACCAGCGCCTGCATCGCCTGCTGCTGGGCGTATTGAAACTGCGGATTATTCTGGAGGTCCGCTTGCGTCGGCGCTTGGAAGCCGGAGGGATTGGCCAGCGTCTGCGCTTGCAGCGCCTGCGGCCCTTGCACCTGTTGCGGCGTAATCGTCCCCGGCGCGGCCGTTGGCTGTGGTGTGACCTGCTGCGGCGTCACATTGCCGGGCTGCTGGATCTGCTGCGGCGTATAGGCGCCAGGCGCTTGATACGGCCCCTGCTGCTGCGCATTCTGGAAGTTCTGCCCAGCCTGCGGAACGGTGGGGTTCGCAATGGTGCCCGTGCCGCCACCCGCGCCTTTGCCACCGGTATCCGGTCCTTGCCCGGCAAGGTCGGACCCGAGGCGCCCCGTGATATAGGACCAGTCCCCGTTGGCGTTGTTCAGCGCCTGCCCTTGCCAGTATTGCCAATCGCCGAGGCCCGACCCGCTGCCGCCCGGCGTAATGCCGTATTGCTGATAGAGCTGCGCCAGATGCGGATCGATCCCCGCCGGCATACCCCCGCCTTGCTGCCCGCCGCCGGTCTGCTGCGTCAGCCAGGAGGGCGCCCCGCCCTGAAACTGCTGCGTCATGCTGCCATCAGCGTTCTTCGTGAAGTATTGCCCGCCGCTCGAATACACGGGCACGCCATCGGGCGCCGTGGCCACCTGCTGCATGCCTTGCTGTTGGCCCTGCTGGTTGACTGCTGGCGCCGGCGATCCAGCGGTAGCTTGGTCGCCCGTAATGGTCTGGAGTTGCTGATCGAACCAATCGGCCATTTAACCCAGCACTTTCGCGCCGCGCTGCATCGCTTCCTGAATCCGTGCCCGCGGGAACCCTTGCAAGGTCCGCCCATCAGGCGTCTGAATCGTGACCGTATCGCCCTGCCCGCCCGGCGTCGACATCCCCGGCATGGGCTGCCCCGGTGGCTGGCCGAGCGCCCCCATCGACGGCATTTGCTGCGAAGGCATCTGCGGCAGGTTCGGCTTCGGCACGCCTTGCTGGTAGTTCTGCGGATTGAACTGATTCGCCGGCTGCGCGGCCATCTGCCCGAGGCGCCCGAGCGTCATCTGGCCGGCCTGCTGATAGGGCGCGGCGGCCTGCTGCTGATTGCCGTAGACCTGTTGCTGCACGGCCAGCGCCTTATTGGCTGCCTCCGTCTGCGCATCCACGGCCTTGCCGGTCTGGTGGCCTTTGATGGCCGCTTCAGCGACGCCCGCGCCCGCTGAGGCCGCCGTCAGCCCGATAATCGCCGCCGTCGTTAATGCGCTCATAGCTTCACCTGATAGGCCGTTTCGACGGCCTGATACCCGAGGGCTTCATACATCGCCCCGACGCGCGGATTATCCGAGGGCGCAATCATCTGGAGCGACTGCGCGCCATACGCTTTCGCCCACTTCTCCGCCCGCCGCAGGAGCCAGCCCCCAGCGCCACGGTCCTGCGGATTGAGCCACCAAAAGAGCTCGCCCGCCACGACCTTGCCGCTCATGGGATGGACATACCCCAGCACGCCAATCGTGCCCATGATGATGCCGTCGCGTTCCGCTACGAAGATGGCCGCATCGCACCGATTCATCAGGCTATTGAGGAAGCGCATTAGGGCCTCCGCACTTTCTCCGATGTATTCGCGGTATTTGGTCGAGGTCACAAACTCCCGCAGGAGTGCCACAATTTCAGGCACATCGGCCTCACCCGCCTGTCGATAGGTAATCGCGCTCCGCACAGCCGTGGCCAGCGTCGTCATTTGGCGCAGACCGTCCAATTCGTCCCGTTATAGAAGGCGCCAACCGTCAACGCCCCACCACCGGCCACGACGCTGCCCCACGTATTAACCGTCGAATCTGTCACGACGAAGACCATCCCCGCCACCGGCTGCGGGAGGTTCGCAAACGTCACCGGGGCCGAGTTGCCCGGCGTGCCATTCACGGCCGCGCGTAGTCCCGTGAACCACTGCCCCCACGGATAACTGAGGAGATGGCCCTCGAGCGGCGCCGTCAGTTGCGGAAACGGCGTAATCATGACGGTCCCACGCTCACATCAATCAACGCATCGACCCAGCGCGACGGCACGGGATCTGTATCGATGAAGCGGTCGACCCGATTGCGCGCCTGCCCGCACTGCGTCCAGCGCACGCGGGTATCAAAGGAGCCAATCGCCCCGCTCGATGCCCACTGTTCGTTGCCCCACGTCTGCCCGCCATCCTTCGAGGTCTGCCGCATAATCTGCGGGTCCGAGCCTTGCCCGCGCTGCACGCCTTGCCCCACGTCCATCACGAGCTGAATCGCATGCGTCGTAAACCGCTTCTGGTCAAACGACAGCCGCGGCGGCTGGCGCAGCCGGCGAATCGCGGCGCCGTCCACATCGGTAAACAAATCCGTCCCCATCCGGTAGATCGCCCCCGTTAAGCGGTCCTGCACCAGATTCCGATCGGGATGGGCAAAGAACATCGGCCGATAGGCCAGCCATTGTGCCTGCCGCGTATCCCAATACAACCGTTCGTGCCACAGGCTCGTGGCTTGATCGAACACCCATGTCCGTTCGGCGCTGGGGAACGTCAGCACATAGAAGGTGTGGCCGTTCTCCTGATAACTGAATGCCACGGCATCCGAGAGATCGCCATACGTCGCGATCGACGCTTCCACGGCATGTGTACTGATGCGGCTGGGCGTATAGCCAGAGGCCGACACTACCTGCCCATGGCCCTGCTCATTATGCGAGAGCCAGATCAGCGACTTATCCAGCCGCGCGCCCGAAAACGCGGCGGCCGTGCCCGTCTGCATAAACGCCTCTTGAATCGAGGCGAAGGGAAACGGCGCCGTCCCGGCGTCATACCAGACTTCTGAGGTGTGATCCCCGAGCAGATAGATCAGACGATTGACGACATACAGAGCCCGCCAGGGGTCGCTGCCGTCCGTGCGCTGCTGGATGTTTCCGAGGTCGATACTCAGGAAATTTTCGAACGCCGTCACTTGCAGAGTAGAAGAGGTGGCATCGAGAATGACGCCAAACCCATCCAGAAAGCCGCACATCGTAGCGCCCAGCGTGGTCGGATTCTGAAAGACGTTTGTCATCAGGTCCAACACATAAAACTGATTACCGCTCGTCAGGCCGAGCTGATTCCCGGCATCCCCGTTGGACATGAACGTGACGGGCGAGGCGTTGCGCTCAATGACGCCGCGCGACACGGCGGTAGTGCCCACGAGCTCATAGAGCGTAAACCCCGTGACGAAAAACGTCCGCTCGCCAAGGGAAAACATCCCGCCGCCGAAATTCGCCGTGGGGGCGACAATCAATTCAAAGCCGGGACACTGGAGGAGCGCCCCCGGCGTCGGGGCCGTCTGTGATTCGTTCAGCTCGACGTAGCGATTGATCAGGCGTTCGGCATCGGCCATATACGATTGGCTTTGATACGACGGGCCGAGGAAGCCGGGATAGCTAGGCATTTACGACAGGCCGAGACTTACGGTAAGGGCCGAGGCCGGGGCGCTCGAGCCAGCCGCCGTCGTGGTCGCCGCCATCCACAAGCCATCTTTGAAATACAGGCCGCCGCCATCCTGCACGCCGAGTGTCTTACTCGCCAGCGTGGCAAGGCCCACCTGATACTTCGGCACCGTCGTGCCCACGGTCGGCGCGATCGCCGTATCGTAAAAGCTGACATACGAGGCCGCGGCAGCCGCGTTATAAATGTCGTAATCGAAGATCTTGCACGGCCCACTGACAAAGATCGCCGTGGCCAGCAGGCCGGACGTGCCATTGACGAGGACGGGACTTGCCATCGCTGCTCCTTATCGGTTCGAGGTCGTCGTATTGCCCGTGAGGTAATTCCAGCCCGCGCCCAGGCCCGGCACGAGGGCCGGATCGATCGACATCGCCCCCGGGTCGACGTTCGGCTTTTTCATGTTCTCAAAGGCCGCGCTGGCCATCCGAGGCAATAGGGGCGGAATCTGCACGCCAAAGGGACTACAGAAGCGCAAGGCGAGTTGATAGAGGAAGGCATCCTGATAGCCCGGCGGCCCTTGCAGAATGCTATCGAGGCTCGCTGGCACGCCCACGGCTTGCGGCGTATAGAGCACAATCGACAGGCTCTGCGGCTGCGGCCAGAGGAACAACGTCCCGTGCGCATCGGCCAGATTCGTTTGGTAAAAGCTCTGGGTCGGCAGCGCGGACGGCAAGCCCTTAATGGACAGCGACGAAAACGCATCCTCGTCCATCATCCCGATCGGCACTTCGATGGCGGGCGATGAGCCTGGAATGAGAAAGCTAATGGCGTTGATCCACATCGGCCGGTCA